AGTCTGTTCAACTTCAGGCATAGCAACAAGTAGCCTATATCCAACCGGTTTCGGCAGTTGTTGCTCCAGTTCTTCGTCTGTTAATTCAACCTGTTCTACTTCACTCATCGTCATTCTCCTCTAGATGACTACGCACAAGATCAGAAACATGCCCTTTTGCCGCTTCTAAACCTCGGATAAGGCCAAAGACCTCACGATATTGGGCATAATCTTTTGCCCCACCAGACTTCAAAAAGTCTGTCGCTGACGAAATTTGTTCGTCGAGTTTGTCGTTCAGCACGTCTAAGACGGTTTTTGCCATGTGTTAACCCTTGTTTTGTTGGTTCATTAACTTAAGAAGCTCAAGATCGAGGTCGTTTTCCGCTTTACGCTTATCCGCCGCCAATTTGACTCCTTCCTTTTGGGCATCAATTGCCACTTCTTGCTGATCGATTTTAATTTTCTCCGCTTCCATCGCGGCATCGATCATATCCTTTTGCGCCTTCCGCTGTTGTTCTGCCTGACGGAGTTGTAAGTCCATCTGGTCTTTCGCGGCTTTACGCTGTACTTCTTGCGCTTTAACTTGCAATTCTTGCTGTTGTAGCTGATACATCGGGTCTTGCGCTTGCTGTTGAGCCTGCTGTTGAGCCTGCTGTTGCTGATGCGCCTGAGTAAGTTGTTTGCCTGCCTGTGCAACCAAACGAGACAACTCGACCTCGATTTCTTCCGGCATCTCTTTGTTCGGTTCTGGGAGTGGCGCGCCCAACCGTTCTTCGATCTCTTTGCGGTACCGGAACCCAAGGTGTTCTGCGAGGTGTGCTTGCAGTGAGGCCATAATCTGCTTGGCCTGTGGGTTCTGTCCGATCATCTGTGCAACCATCGGGTCTTGCATAAACGCCATATGAGTCGCGATATGTGCGTCGTGATCCTGATAAATAAACGCTTTCATCGGCTTGCCAATCAGTGCGTCCATGTTCTCGCTGACCGGATCGGTTGGTTTCGCATCGTCCTTTGTTGGGACAAGCTTGTCTGCATTTTTAATGCCTAACACTTCAATCATCTGGCGGTGTAGTTGTGGTAGGTCATAAATCTGCGGAGCAGACTGCGCCATCTGTAGCACCGCTTGGTACTGCACAACCCGTTGCGCCATTGTCGAGCTATTCGGATCAGAGACCGGAATCACGTCTACCATCGCATAGTCAGCTTGACGTGCAGATATCTCGCCTTTTACCGGCTCATACTCGTAGTCTGTCGGGGCATACTCTGCCATTAACGCTTTTAAGAGTTTGAACTCTTGCTTCATCGCGAAGTGAACCCGCGCCTGAACTGCCGCCATTGGTTTCAGTGTGCGCTCCAACAGAGCAAGTGTGGTTCCGACTGGCGCATTAGCCGACATGTCACTGATATTCATATCACTGATCGCACCGAGCCGCCGCCCTTCCTGTGTAATCTGGTTCAACAACTGAAACAGAGTCTGTGATGGCTCTTTGTATGGAAGTGGCATGATGTTTTCTTTGAGCGAACCTGACGGCACGTCCACGTCCTTCCACTCGCCCGGCTCGTGTGGTGTGTCATCCCCTTTTGTCCGCATACCACGAGTCTTGAACCCGCCCGGTAAGTTAGCCAGTGTGCCTGCATCAACCAATTGACGAATGATCGACGTACCTGCGCGAGCATAGCCACCAATAATGTGAATTAAACCAAGGCCATAGAACCCAAATCCCGGCACATACACATAGTGCACGAAGTGCTGACGCTTAAGCATCAGTGGATCATCGGGGTTCCAATTCCGGCGTACCGACAAGACTTCGTTAGACCCGCGCTCCACAGTAACCACGTATGGTTTAGCAATTTGAATCTCGCCATCTTCCTCGTCTAGCCCGTCAATAACGAGGTCTGCATGAACTTCATAGACTGCATACCGATCATCATCAGTCAGACTATATCCACCTTCTTCTGCTTTCTTCTTCTCAATATCGGTGTGGAATGTCTGTGGCTCGCCAAGCTCTACTTCACGGTAAAACCCACTAGCCTGTAGTTTATTTAGCTCATTCTTGGTCTTACGCATGATGTGCGTAACCCGTTCTGCTGTCTCAATGTGAGAGGCGCCGTAAGGCACGATGACATCTTCTGCGGGGATATAGATAGAAACCTGACGGCCCATATTCGGGTCAAAATAAATCTTCTTAAACGCAGAGCCTGCGAGACCTAAGCTATATAAAGACCGTTCATGTTCTGACCGGTACTCCACCATTTTTTCTGTTAATTGGTAGTTCATGTCCGCTTTTACACGGTTTGCGGCTTCTAGCTTTTCTTTTGTCTCATCGCCAATAACCTTCGTTTTAACTGGACCTGCCGCCGGAAAAGTCTCAGACATTGTTTCCGCTTGGAAGCGGATTGCGGCTTCGGCGAGAACTGTTGAGTAGACCCCACACGCGCCTTCCCACGGGTCCGTCCTCTCTTCGTACTTAAACCCAAGTACATCGAGTCCTTTAACAAACGTATCCGCCCAATCCTTTCGGCTGTCGATGTCGGCATCAACAAGAGAGAGTACCTCATCCGCGAGTTCATTCAGTACGCCCTCCTCTAAATGTTCTGCGAGATTCGCATCAAACTCTACAAAGTCATCCAGACCTTCATCCGGCACCAGTGCAATCTCAATACCATCTGCGCCAATAACAACCGCTTCAGGGTCAACAACTTCAATCTCAAGCGCTTCAGCTTCGTTGAGTTCCTCGTCCATCCCTTCAGGTGCGGAATAGAGTCCTTTTTCAATCGCCATAGTTCACCTCTTAATAGTACCCGCCTTTACGACGTTTAAAGTACTGTATGTCATCAGGCTCGTCCGTTGGCAATCGAATGAACCCGCCTTGTCTAAAACGCATGAGTGCCATCACTGTGCTGTCCACCAAGTCATCGTGTGACATAAATGGAAACCCTGCAATTTCCTCGACAACTTCTTCAGCCCATCGAGTCTGAGGAACCCACACCAACCCCGACGCTACAATATCAGATACTGAGTTTAGGCGAGCAAGTTTGTCCCCTGACCCTCTATGTGGGGTGTACTCTTGTACCGGTATACCCATACGACGCATTTCTTGATAGAGCGCGGTGCCTGCTGATTTCTTCTCTACGATAAACGCATCGGGTTCCCAGTCGTTGTATTCCTCAATAGCAATTCGCTTAAGTTCAGGAAACTCAAATCGGTCCTTAATACTATTTAGCAATATAATGTTGTATGCATTGGTCTCTTCATTGTGGAACACACCCCACGTTGTGATCGCCGTGTAGTCAGCACGGTTGTGTGTCTCTGCCGCGGCATCCAACGACATAATTAAATACTCGCACTGAGGCGGGTCTTCTTGCGTCCATGTACCCCACCACTCTCTTTTAATAATCGCCGCTTCTTCGGCAGTAGGTTGCTGTTGGTACTGCGCGTTCCACTGGAATACCGGCATAGACGCTTTGGTACGTAACAGCGCATCTAAATTAAAAAACTCAGGCCACAGTGGTTTCTGTACTGCTTTACCTGTTTTACTCGATGTAGTGTCTAATATAGCAGGAAACTCAACAATCTCGTACTGGTCCGCTTTATCGTTCTGGGACATGTCGCGTGTCACGCGTCCAGTCAGGTCATCTAAATGCCAACGAGTTTGAATAATGGCGACCCGTCCGCCCGGCATAAGACGAGTACGAGCACCGAATGTGAACCACTCGTAGGCTTTCTCAAATACCTCAAAGTTACCGTTAATAACGTCCTGCTCTGAATGTGGGTCATCCACCAATAATAAATCTGCACCACGGCCCGCAAGGGCAGAACCAATACCACAGGCATAGTACTCACCTCCAGAGTTCGTGTTCCATCGCCCTGCCGATTTAGAGTCCGCGGCAAGTGCCACTGTTGGGAATATTTCTTTATACGCATCAGTCGCAATGAGGTTACGCACCTTTCGGCCAAAATCTACAGCCAAATCAGTGGTATGCGACACCATCATCACCTTTTTATTCGGATTACGCCCCAAAAACCACGCTGGAAACATGATCGAAACAAGCTGTGATTTACCGTGTCTAGGCGGAATATTGACGCAAATACGGTCTTTTTCACCTCTCTCGATCCCCATCAGCATGTTTGCAAGGATTCGATGGTGCTTACCCACCTTGTAATCTGGTTGCATATGTTTACAAAACGCGATTAAGTCATCATATGACTTCTGATATGTTCGACGATTCGACAGTTCCTCAACCATTCGGTCGATTTCAGCGACTTCTTCAGGGGAATAGTGATCGAGATTGTCCAACATCAGTTGGAGTTCCTCTTCTGTAAAGTCAAACTCGACTTCACTCGTCATCGTATTCCTCTTCTGTCTCTTTTAGCCCCAATTCTTCATCTACATCAACTACTTCGTCTTCTATAATGACGGCATCTTCTATTTCTTCGCTTGGGTTAACGAGTTTCTCTAGCTTTTCCCTCAATCTCGCTTTCAAATCGTCTGTAGATTGGTGTGTGATAGTGACTTCGGACTTCTCAGCAAAGGCACCCACGTCCGATAGCTTGCCCAATAACTCAATCGCACGTAATCGCACCCTTGGGTCTGGGTTTTCGGACTCTAAAAGTAGTTTATTGGTCACTAACGCACGGATTTGAGAGGCAGATTGGGCAATAGAGTGCCCAAATTCCTGCAAAATGTTATTCGCAAGTACCACAGATGCGGGAGTCAGTGTCGCCGCACGGGAATTTGTTACCTTTTTGGACGTTTTTTCGGGATTATCTGCGTAGGCGAGCGCGAGTTTTGCGGCTACGTCCTTATCTTCGGCGTTCGGAGTGATATCTAGCCCATGTTCCGCCAATTCTAGCGCGGTAGTGCACGCCGCCTGAGCACGCTCTCGTAAATCCCGGTATGGGACTTGCGGCGATAATGGCACGCCAATCTCAGGATTAAGCATCAAGGTCATAGTTTAAGTTGTACCGCAGGTTGTTAACCGATTGAAGCGATTTATACCAAAAATAATTTTTTTACACAAGGAGGTACGGGACTCAAAGGGGGGTCTTCCTATATATGAGGGGGGTGGGGGTACTGACTGGCAAAATTTGCGCTTTGTGTGTGGCAAACTCAAAAAAGTAGTGAGTACTCGTGGAAATTATTAATACATATAGATACACGGAGTCACAAACTATACGCGATGGGGTGGGGTAGGGTATGGGTAACGTATCGGCGAACCGCTAGGGAACCTACCACATGACACGTTTCGACATTGTTACCCACAAAAGTTAGTGCATCACTAACAAAATACATCACACAATCGGAAACACCATGGCAAAACATCTTATAGTGTGGATAATAGGAACCATCGAAAGCGCGGTGCTTTCGAGTAACAACATGGAGTGTCAACATGACAACATCAAAAGTGGCGACTTTACGCACCAAGGTATCCGGTAATGTAGCAGAGTCAATGCGACAGGCTGTCCAGAAAGCGAACGGCGCTGAAAAAGCGATGGTTTCGGCCGTCGATGTGCTTGTAGCAGAGGGATACAAATCTACGGATTTTATCTCACCAAAGACCAAAGACGGCGGATCAACCGCG